ATCAATCCAAAGATCACAAGTTCTTATGACATATTGTCTATGCGAACTGGAAAGATTTTAGATTGGTATCCAGAACACGTAAGAGTTCGAGTGTATAATGATAAGACTGGCGAGAAAGAAGATATTCTTCTACCAAAGAAACAAGTTGGCATTATTGAGAATCCATTATATGCAGTTGTAAATGAGCATAACTCAACCATGCAAAGGTTAAAAAGAAAGCTGGCTTTACTGGATGTGACAGATGAACAAACGGCATCCGGTAAATTGGACTTAATTATACAGTTACCTTATGTTGTTAAAACAGAAGCAAGGCGTGAGCAGGCTAATCGACGACGACAGGATCTCGAAGAACAGTTAGCTGGTTCTAAGTATGGAATAGCTTATGCTGATGGTACTGAGAAGATAACCCAGTTAAATCGATCACTCGAAAACAATCTTCTAAAGCAAATAGAATACTTAACTAATATAGTGTATAGCCAGTTAGGTATTACGCAAGAGGTTCTCAATGGAACCGCCGATGAAAAAACTATGCTGAACTATAATAATAGGACAGTTGAGCCTATTCTGTCAGCAATTGTTAACGAAATGAAACGAAAGTTTCTCACTAAAACAGCTCGGTCACAGGGACAGTCGATCTCCTATTTCACAAACCCATTCAAGCTTGTTCCAGTTAATGATATAGCTGAAATCGCTGATAAGCTTACTCGAAATGAGATTATGACATCCAACGAGATAAGGCAGGTAATCGGAATGAAACCATCTGATGATCCTAAGGCAGATGAACTTACAAACAGTAATATAAGTCAGCCTGACCAAACTATGTTGCCTTATGATGAAATGACTGAAGATTCTGAAGAAGGAGGAGAAATTCAAAATGGGTAGTTATGACTTTGGCGGATGGGCTACACGAAACGATTTAAAGTGTAGTGATGGAAGAACAATCCGCAGAGACGCATTCAAAGATAATGATGGATGCAAAGTCCCATTAGTTTGGAATCATGAACATAATGACCCGAATGCTGTATTAGGTCATGCCATGCTTGAAAACCGTGATGACGGCGTTTATGCATATGGTAAGTTTAATGACACTGAACAGGGGCAACATGCTAAGAAATTACTCCAGAACGGGGATATTAGATCCTTGTCTATTTGGGCTAACCAGCTTAAACAGATTGGTTCTGATGTAATGCATGGAAATATTAGAGAACTTAGTCTTGTATTATCCGGAGCTAATCCTGGAGCATATGTAGACTTTGTAATGGCTCACGGTGAAGGTGAAGAGGATACTATGTATGCTTCTTATGATGAGAACATCATGCTCTATCACTCTGATGAGCCTAAAGAAAAGAAAGGAGAACCGGATATGGGCGACGATAATAAAGCACCTGAAAATTCTGGATCTAAAAAAACAATACAGGAAGTTATTGATAGTATGACTGAAGAACAGCAAGAGGTCATGTATGAAATGGTCGGCCAGGCTCTTGAAGAGAATGGCGTATCTGATGACGATAGTAATGATGATGAGGAGGAAGATGGAATGAAGCATAACGTATTCGATAAAGAAGAAATGCAGCAGCCAAATGTACTTAGCCACTCCGATGAGGAAGCTATTATTTCTTTAGCTAAACAGAGTGGTGTAGGTAGTCTAAAAACAGCTATGGAAATTTATGCTGAGGAGAACTTTGGTGATACTCTTGCACACGGTGTATTCACTGATGCTGATACTGAGAAATTATTCCCAGAGTACGAGCTGCTTAAGAAAGGTGAACCGGAGACACTGGAAAGAGACCAGAGCTGGATCGCAGCAGCAATCTCTAAGATCCATAAATCTCCATATAGTCGTATTCGTACAAGACAGGCGGATGCTCGAATTGCTGAGCTGAAAGCTAAGGGTTATCAGAAGAAAGGTAACTACAAACAGAACATGGCGGATATCAAGATGATCGGAAGAACAACTGATCCTCAGACTATCTACATCAAAGATGATATGCATCGTGATGATATTATTGATATCACAGATTTCGATGTTGTAGCATACCAGTGGAAATTAATGCGTCACATCCTGGACGAAACTCTTGCTATGGCTGCACTGGTTGGTGACGGTCGTGAAGAAGGCGACCCAGACAAGATCCATGAAGATCACATTCGTTCAATCTGGCATGATGATGATCTGTATTGTATCCATCAGGATGTAGACTTTGAAGCAGCTAAGACTAAACTTCAGGGTACTAACACCAGTGTAAACTTCAGTGAGAACTACATCAAAGCTGAAGCAATGATTGAAGCAGCTTTATATTCTCGTGAGAAATTCAAAGGTTCTGGAACACCAGATCTTTACTGCACACCACATCTGTTAAATGTAATGCTTCTGGCCCGTGACTTAAATGGTCGTCGTATTTACGATTCCAAAGCGGATCTTGCAGCAGCACTTAACGTTGGTGAAATTCATACTGTAGAGCAGTTTGAAGGACTTCAGAGAGAAACATCTGACGGTCATAAGAAAGGTCTTCTTGGTCTGTTTGTAAACCTTGCTGACTATCAGTTTGGTTCCACAAAGGGTGGAGAGATTACTAAATTCGAAGACTTCGACATGGACTTCAACAGATATAAATATATGTTGGAGACACGTCTGTCAGGTTCCCTTATTAAACTGTATTCTGCAATCGCTCTTGAAGAGCCAATTAGCTAATAAGTAAAAGGAGGATATTGTAATGGATAGAATTTTTCATCATGATGACACAATGTATGAAGCAGCAACCAAGGTTTATGTAAAATCTGACGGTTATGCATACTTGGAAGAAGGTTTCAAAACAAAGGTTTCAGCTGATGTTCTGGAAGACCTGTTTGTTAGGGGGCTGATTATTGTTGATACGGGAGTAATGTATAAACCTATCAGCTTCAAAGTTGTAAGCAAGGTTGCTACAGTTACTTATGCTAAGACTAACGGTACAACAGCTACACAGGCTGATCTTGCCACAGCTAAATCTGCCTAGGTGAAATATTATGAGTAAATGGTTTGGTAAAATCGGCTATGCTATAACAGGAGAAACTGAGCCTGGCGTGTGGGAAGATACTATTGTCACAAGAGATTATTATGGTGATCTAATCAGTGATAAGTACAGGCGTCAGTCGTCAGGCAATGTCAACGATGACATCAATCTCACGAGTGTGATTAGCATTATAGCCGATCCATTTGCTTATGAGAATTGCTCACATATGGCATACGCTGAAATCATGGGAGCTAGATGGAAGATCACTGATATAGACGTCCATCCCCCTCGATTAAATCTTACAATAGGAGGTGTCTACAATGGGAACACGGATTGAACTTCAGAGTAAGTTAGAAGAGTTACTTGGTAGTAGACAGGTTTATTACCAGCCTCCCGAAACCGTCAAAATGGAGTACCCAGCTATTGTGTACTCCAAAAGTAATATTAGGACTGCTAGTGCTAATGACACTAAGTATTCCAAAATTAATAGATACGATGTAACAGTCATATCTAAGAAACCTGACGATCCAGTTCTTGATAAGTTGTTAGGTTTACAGTATTGCTCTTATGACAGGCATTACAAATCTGATAATCTTAATCATGATACATTTAGTCTATATTTTTAAAGGAGGGCAAATAAATGGCTACTCAGAGATTAACATGGGACGATGCCGGTAAAAGACTTTATGAAACCGGTGTAAAACAGGGAGTTCTTTACCCGCAGGACGATGACGGCGCATACCCAAAAGGCGTAGCTTGGAATGGTCTTACAGCTGTAACTGAATCTCCAGAGGGAGCAGAACCTACTCCATTATATGCTGATGATATTAAGTATTTGAATCTTCTTTCTACAGAGGAATTCAAAGCCACTGTTGAAGCTTATACATATCCGGACGAATTTGCAGAATGCGACGGTTCTGGATCTCTTGTTGAAGGTGTTACTATCGGTCAGCAGGATCGTAAGACATTCGGTCTTAGTTACAGAACTTCACTCGGTAATGATGTTAAAGGTAATGAATATGGTTACAAGCTTCATATTGTATACGGTTGTCTTGCTGCTCCATCCGAGAAAGCATATGCTACTGTAAATGATTCACCAGAAGCTATCACTTTCTCTTGGGAAGTATCAACTACACCTGTTAATGTAACAGGATTCAAACCTACAGCATCTCTTGTTCTTGATTCTGTTAAACTTGGTGCAGCTAAGATGAAAGCTATTGAGGACGTTCTGTACGGTAGTTCAGCAGCAGAAGCTCGCTTACCATTACCCGATGAAATTAAGTCTATTATTGAAAGCGCTGCGGCGTAAATTAAATACCATTAGGACCCTGTCTATGTAGGCGGGGTCTTTTTGTTTCTAAAAATGAAAGGAGAAAAACTATGTTAAAGAAGGAAATTACTTATAAGGATTATAACGGAACTGAGAGAACTGAATCATTCTATTTCAATCTTAGCCAGGCAGAGCTTATGGAAATGGAGATGAGCACTTCAGGCGGATACGCCGAAATGGTTCAGGCAATTGTAGCAGCTCAGGATGCACCATCTATTATTAAGATTTTCAAGGATCTTATCCTTAAGGCTTATGGTGAGAAATCTCCAGATGGTAAGAGATTCATTAAATCCAATGAGCTTTCAACAGCTTTCTCTCAGACAGAAGCTTACTCTAATTTGTTCATGGAATTAGCTACAGATGCTGACAAAGCAGCAGAATTCGTGAATCGAATTATCCCAGCTGATGTTGCAGCAGAAGCAGCTAAACAGGGGATTGCTCCAGTTGTTTAATTAAATATGAAAACAATGGAGGATGAGTGATGCTTACTATAACAATACCGGCTACCGAATCGGAACAATGGGATGAAGCCAAAGAAGAATTTGTCTATCAAACTGTTGAGAAAGAGCAGGTGTTGCACTTAGAGCATTCACTCATCGCTCTTTCTAAGTGGGAGTCAAAATGGCATAAACCTTTTCTAACTGATAAGGAGCTGACTCTTGATGAAACAATAGATTATATAAAATGTATGACACTCGATAAGAATATTGATTCTAAAGTGTACGACCGATTAACTCAATCGAATATTGTAGAAATTCGAGAATACATGAACGATTCGATGACCGCCACAACATTTCCTAAACGTAGCGAGTCAAAAAATAACGGAGAGCAGACTACGTCTGAACTTATTTATTATTGGATGATAGCCAACAATATTCCTGTCGAGTTTGAAAAATGGCATATTAAAAGACTCTTAACTTTGATAAGGGTATGTAGTGTTAAAAATTCGCCATCAAAGAAAATGAGTCGAAATGAAATTCTTAGACAAAATACCGAGCTAAATGCTGCTCGGCGAAAACAATTACATACTAAGGGGTGATAGATATGGCTACAGTAAGTAAAAAATGTATCAACCTTGTTAAAGAGTTTGAGGGCTGTAAATTAAAAGCCTGCAAAGATGAGGTCGGTGTTTGGACCATCGGGTATGGTATTACAAACTCCGACAAGAGTATCACCAAAACAACTATTAAATCTGGACTTACGATTTCTCAAGCTACTGCTGAATCATGGCTCACAAAATCGTTAAATCAGAAGTATCTTCCTCTTGTTATGAAATATGACAAAACATACAAGTGGAATCAGAACGAAATCGATGCTTTAGTTTCATTTGCTTATAACATCGGCAGTATCAAACAGTTGACTGCTAATGGCACTAGAACTAGAAAAGAGATTTCAACAGCTATGCTTAAGTATAACAAAGCTGGCGGTAAAGTATATCGCGGTCTTACTCGTCGTAGAGTCGCAGAACAGAAATTGTTCTTGACACCAGTAGAGACTGCTAAAAAGAAAACAGTAGAAAAAGACTACACAAAAGATAGAGTTGCCGGCGTCAAATATTTTAGCACGTTGAAGAACGACGACGTTAAATCCATTACGGAGTTCTTACATAACAGAGAAATTGGTGCTGGCAGTAATAATTTAGGTAAGATTGCGGCAGCTAATGCCGATAGTACAGAAGTTAAAAACGCGTTATTCGCACTCGCAAAGAAAGGTCTACTTATCAAGCCTGATGGTTTGAATAAATGGACTTCCAAGTAGGAGGTAGCAGTTTGATAACTTTTAGACAAAAGGGTGATTTCTCTAAGGCTTCTCGATATCTTGAAAGACTTAAAGAAGCTGCAAAACTCGGTGTGTTAGACAAGTACGGCCGAGAAGGAGTGGCCGCCCTTGCGTCTGCTACGCCGACAGAAACTGGTTTAACAGCCAGTTCGTGGACTTATGAAATAGAACGTAAAGGAAGCTCTGTTTCTATAGTCTATAAAAACTCAAACATTAACAAAGGTGTTCCTATTGCAGTTATCTTGCAGTATGGACATGGAACTGGAACTGGCGGATGGGTTCAGGGTCGAGATTATATCAATCCGGCTATTCAACCAGTTTTTGATAGAATTGCTGATGAAGCTTGGAAGGAGGTTACTAGGATATGAGTACGACTGTTGACAGTAGAGTCGTTGAGATGCGGTTTGATAACAAACAGTTTGAGAGTAATGTTCAGACCAGTATGTCGACACTCGATAAATTGAAGCAAAAGTTAAATCTATCTGGTGCCTCCAAAGGGCTGGATGGACTTAATACAGCAGCTAAGAATGTTGATATGAATAGTCTTGGTCGTGGTGTTGAGACGGTGACTGCTAAGTTTTCAGCATTACAAGTAATGGGTGTAACAGCCCTTGCTAATATTACAAATTCAGCAGTAAATGCCAGTAAGAACCTAGTTTCAGCTTTGACTATTGATCCGGTTAAGGATGGTCTCGCTGAGTATGAGACTCAGATTAATGCTGTACAGACTATCTTGGCGAATACTCAAAAAGAGGGCACAAACGTTAAACAAGTTAATGCAGCTCTTGATGAGTTAAATACCTATGCTGATAAGACAATTTATAACTTTACCGAAATGACCAGAAATATTGGTACGTTTACTGCTGCCGGTGTTAAGTTGGACACCTCAGTAAAAGCTATCCAGGGTATTGCTAACTTAGCAGCTATATCTGGATCAACATCGCAGCAAGCGTCCACAGCGATGTATCAGCTTTCTCAGGCATTAGCCGCTGGTAAAGTTCAGCTTATGGACTGGAACTCAGTTGTAAATGCGGGTATGGGTGGTCAGGTATTTCAGGATGCACTTGTTCGAACTTCAGAACATTTAAAAACTGGAGCTAAAGAAGCTATAAAGACTTATGGTACATTTCGTGAAAGTTTGACCAAAGGTGAATGGCTAACCACTGAAGTATTAACAGAAACTTTAAATCAGTTATCTGGAGCATATTCTAAAGCAGATTTAATAGCACAGGGATATTCTGAAAAGCAGGCTGAAGAGATAGTTAAGTTGGCCGACACCGCTGTAGATGCAGCTACAAAGGTTAAGACATTCTCTCAGTTAATTGATACTTTAAAAGAGGCTCTTGGTTCTGGATGGACTACAACATGGCGTCTTATAATTGGTGACTTTGAGGAAGCTAAATCCTTATGGACTAGTGTTTCAGATGTTCTTGGCGGATTTATTAACAAGATGTCTGATGCTAGAAATAGTTTACTTGAGAGTGCTCTTGGTAAAGGGTTTACAAGCCTTTCCGATAAGATTACTAAAATTGTAGAACCTGTTAAGAAAACTTCTGAAACAATTAAGAAGTCAGTTGACACAGTTTCTAAATTAGGAGATGTTGTTGATAATGTTATTCTTGGTAAGTTTGGCAATGGTGAAGAACGTTTCAACGCTTTAACCAAAGCTGGACAGAATTATTATCGAGTGCAGAATAAAGTAAATGAAACTCTTGGAAATAGCTTCCGTTACACAAAAGAACAGATAGCATCTCAGGATAAATTACTTGGTTCTAAAAGTAAATCAGTAGAAAAAA